ATTCTAATGATACGCCGGACAAATTTGCATCCAATATGTTTTCCAATATTCCATTTTCATTTTCTGTTCCAAACCTACTGAATGTTCTGTACGTGTATTCATCAACGGTTGCAAATTGCTTCAACCGTTCGATGGTGTCTAAAAATTCAACCATCATTTTTTGCATTGGTTGCACTACTTGTTGTCGATGATCAACCGTGTAATATTGCGCCGGATCTGTTTCGTCTAAAAAAAACAACCGTAACACCATATCACGTTCAATTGCGGAACCTCTACCGTATCCGGTTTCCTGTGTCACTTCCAACAACCAAATCAATGGTAATTTGTTTTCAAGGTGATTACCTGCAATTGTCCATTCACGGTTTGTTGCCAACTTTGTTCCGGTTATCCAAAATGGTGGTGTCAAAAAACACAAACCATCCAAATTGGGTGCCAATGGATTTGACGGAATAGCAACAATATATTCATCCGGTTCAACCTTATTGATCATGTAAACATTTCCCTGTGCATCTGTAATTTGTTTACCTTTTCTTGCCCATTTTGTGTTGCAAAAATAGGTTTTACTTGTTGCACTGTCATATTTACCATCAATGGTTGTGTCCATTTGATCAACTATGCTTTCAACTATTTGTCCAACTTCAATCATCAAATCCAATGTGTGAATGCCTTACCAATGCCGTTAAAATTTGGGTATGTTCCGGAATTGTCACAAATATATTGTTGGATCGCTTTGTAATTTCTCACGGAATCATTGTACCGTGTATAAATTTGTTGATTCAACGTTGAAACATTTGTGGAATTCTCACCGGATGGTGAAACAACACCGGATACCCATGTTTGATTGATTTGGTCTTTAAGGTATTCAAAATACACAAAACCTTTAACCATTTCAATCATTCCATCTGAAATGACCACTTTGCAATATAGATCATCATAAACAAACGGATCATATATCGCCAACCATTGTGGTGATTGTGGTTCACCTGCAATCAAATCCGCAACAAATGCATTGTACGTTTCAACACCTAACAATTGAACCAAATAAATTCGTTCATATTTATCAATGTATGCATTGATTTTTTGTGTTTCATACATTCCTTTGTGCAATTCAAATTTGCCTTTACCAAAATCGTTTGTATTAATGTTCAATATAGACATGATCATTTAATGGTATTAACCGGCATCATTTTTTTGATGCCGGTTTTTTGGTTGTTTTTTTCTTTGTTGTTGACTGCTTTTTTGCCGGTGCCTTTTTTGGTGCCGGTTGGCTTTTTTTGTTTTTGCCTTTGCAATCCTCACAATCATCACAATCGTCATTGCAATCATCCTTTTTCACTTCCGGTGCAACACATGCAATTCCATTTTCCAACATGAAACGTGCGTTGGTTTCATTGACATCAATGATTTCATCTTTTTTAAGACTTCCGTAATTTCTCAAAATTCTAACTTTCATGACTTTTGTGTTTTATGTGTTCAACAAATTATGGTGCCGTGATTGCCGTTAATGCCGTTGCAATGTCACTACATTTCATGAATGCATCTTGTTCAATACGTGCAACATGGAATTGCATTCTTTCAACCGCTTTAACTGTCACAACTTCATGTTCAAAATTGTCATTGTTTTCATATGACATTTCAACCGTTGCACCCATTCGATCTAAAATTTGTCCTTTTGTACTGTCAAAAACATACAATGTATTTGGTGCAACAATTGGTGATGTCACAACACGCATTCCGTTGATCACTGCACTACCATTTGCAACAAAATTTGGCAATAAATAATCGCCATTTGAATTTTTAGTGTGCATAAATTTGATCCAATCGTTGTAATTCATCAACACTGTGTCCGCATCCCATGCACGTTCCTGTCCAAATGTAAAAATTTGTGCTTTCATTGCACCTGTCAATTCCGCTAATGTTGCGGATGTGAATGCACCTGTGTATGGTGCCAAAACATTTGCCGGATCAAATTCGGATGCAATTGTTCCAATTGATAAAATTGAACCACTACCCAACAAAATTTCTCTATCTTCTGTCAGTTTGATTGATTCTGAAACCAATTGTTCAATTTCACTTGTTACAAATGCATAGTCATCCATCATGTCAACACATACGTCAACAAAATCACGGATTTTTGCAATTTGAACAGTACGTGTGATCCACGTTTTTTTCGTGTTGTGTGTTGATGTTGCACATGCCACAACAACTTTTCCGTCACGTGTCACGGTTTCTTCTTCACGGTATTTTACATATTCTGTATTTACTCGTGTACGTCTGAACAAATCAATAATTCGTGTTGCACGTACCGGTTGACGTACTGTCCCCTCAAAAACTTGTGCATAGTCCGTTCCACTTGTGATGTCGGATGGGTTTTGCACTGCTTTCAATGCAATTTCAACCATTCCGGATTTTGAACCGATCATGTTTTTGATTGATTCTGCCTTTTCTTTGATAAGATCAACCAATGATTTTTTTGCCTCACTTGTTGGTTTTGCATTCTCTTTGATTGCTTCAATTGCACTTTCCATTTCCACAAATTTCACTTTTAGTTCATCCGTGTTGTTTGATGCAAATTTTTCTTTGATCTCTGCCAATTCCGCTTTCAATGCGTCAATTGTTTCATTTTGGGCAAATCCTTTTGTTGCCTCTGCAATTTTTTCATCAAATTGCTTTACCACCATTTCCGGTGTCATTTCGTTGTTTTCTGCCATGATTGACAAATTTTTTAATAGTTTATTAATTTACTCACTTCACTCCAATTGAACACCGGTTGTTGATCTTCAACGGTTGATTGCTTAATATCAAGCGGATCAATGTTGGATATGTCAACCAATCGTGCGTTCAAATATTTTAATTTCATTTCAAGTTCATACAATCGTTCATCTGTTCCATTTCCGTTTGCCAATGCTTTTGATACCAAACCAATTTGATTTGCAATTTTGTGCAATGCATCTTTTTTGCCCTCTGTACTTTTAGCAACCTCAACAACGTTTGTGTATTCGTTTGCACCAAAAGTCACGGCGGATCCCTCCCACAATTTTACCTCATTGATCACAAAATATCCACCGGATGGTGCATTGTCATCCTCAATGAATTTCATTTTGTCGGTGATATATTGAAAACCAATTGAATGTTCCAAAATTATTCCATCTTCATAATCACGCAACGCATCTTCACCCTTTGTTGACGTTCCCAATTGACCAACGGCAAACAATCCGTTGTCATCCTCTTCCAATGTTGTGAATTTTCCAATTTGGTGTTGCCAATCGTGATAACGCAAAAAAGCAATTTTGCGGTTGGATGTTGAACCAACACCACGTTCCTGCAAAGATTTTTTGAATGCACCACGTGTGATCATGTCGTTGTCACTGTCAATTACATCAAATTTGCTTAAATATATCGCCACCTCACGTTTGGAAATGTCCATGTCTTTAATGGATAAATCAATGTGTTTGATGTTGTATGCGGATTCACTTTTTTGCATGACGTTCATATTTTACGTCAAATTTAGTTAAATTTGTTCAAAATACAATCATTGTAATAATGGCAAATAATTTTTGGACATCCGTTTTTGGTTGGTCATCCGGCAAATATGACAAATTCATTGAAGCAATAAACAGGCAAAACAACCAAATGTGGGGTGTTCGTGATGCCGTTTGGATTGATACCAACAAACCTTTTGATTTATATTTGGAAATTCCGGAATTGCGAACCGTGATCAATAAACGTGCATTGATGATGTCCGGTGCAAAACCAAAATTGGTTGACATGGATGGAAACGTTGTTGATGATCATGCATGGGTGTATGATCTGTTGGCAAAACCAAATCCAACACAATCATGGTCGGATGTTATGTACACCATTTCCGTCAATGATGGGTTGTACAACAATTCATTTGCCTATTGTCCAAAACGATCATTTGACATCCGAAATTTGTTGGTGCCGTTGCCGTCATCCAAAATCAAAATTCAACTATCCGGAAAATTTTTGGATCAAATTGATGCCGGTGGTTTGATTGAACATTTTGAATTTTGGTATGATTCCAAAAAACATGAAACAATTGAATTGGATGACATGTTGTATTTCAACACACCGGATGGAATTAGTTTGATCAATCCGGAAAACAGAATACAAACATTAAAATATCCTTTGTCTAATATCAAAGCACAATACCACAAACGAAATGTGTTGTTGGAAAATTTGAGTGCGTTGGGCATCCTGTCATCACGGCAAAGTGATTTGGGTGGATCTTTACCAATGACACCGGAAGAAAAACAACAAATCCAAAAAGATTGGATCAAACGCAACAAAGATCAATTGGTGATCACTGAAAGTGACGTACAATGGACACCAATGTCATATCCAACAAAAGATTTAATGTTGTTTGAGGAATTGACGGAAGATAAAATGGCATTGATTGATGCGTATGGTTTGTCATATTATCTTTTCAGTCAATCAAAGGGTGCAACGTTTTCAAATGTTCGTGATGGTATGCGTATGTCCTATCAAGACACAATCATTCCGGAAACGGAACAAATGTATGCAACGTTGTCACATCAATTGGGGTTGACGGATCAAGGTTTGTTGATTGTTCCGGATTTTTCACATGTTGCCGTTTTACAGGATGACGAAAACCAAAAAGCAAATGCAATGAATTTACGTGCAGATGCCGTTAACAAAATTATTGCATCCGGTGTTGAATTGGATGATGATGAAAAACGTGCATTGTTGCATTTGTAAACAATACACATAATATATCGCCGGTCA